AGCCGATAACGTGGACTGGCCTTGCGTTGTTCATGGGTTTCAGCAGCCGCAAGGAACTGATGAATTATGAGAAGTATGAGGGCGAGATGGCAGAGGCAGCTGCACGCGCACGCAGCCTTGTCGAGTACGCCTATGAGATGCGCCTTGACCGCGACAAGCCAACGGGTGCTATCTTTGCCCTGAAAAACATGGGATGGTCAGACCGTCAAGAAATCGACCACCGCAGCGGGGACGGCAGCATGTCGCCTGCGCGGATTGACACAAGCAAGCTGACTGTTGACCAGCTGGCGGCGTTGCATGCAGCACTTGCACCTCAATCAGAGTGACATCGTTGAAATAGAACGCGCCCTGTTCAGCCGCTCGTTCAAGCATTTCGTGAAGGCGGCTTGGCATATCCTTGAGCCGACAACGGAGCTTAAATGGGGCTGGGCGGTCGAGGCGATATGCGACCATTTGCAGGCAGTAAGCGAGGGCAAGTTTAACCGCCTGCTGATGAACGTCCCGCCCGGATGCATGAAGAGCCTTCTGACAGGCGTGCTATGGCCTGCGTGGGAGTGGACGCGGTGGCCGGAGCGCAGGTTTATCGGCACGTCCCACAAGCAGGACTTGGCGGTGCGCGACAACATGAAGTGCCGCCGCCTTATCACGTCCGAGTGGTACCAGCGCAGATGGCCGTTGGTGCTGATGGGCGACAACAACGCCAAGACGCGCTTTGAAAACGACCATACAGGGTTCAGAGAGGCAATGGCTTTCACGTCCATGACCGGCGCACGCGGTGACAGGGTAATACTCGATGACCCCTTGAGCGTGGACGACGGCAACAGCGATGCGGCACTGGCTGCGGCTGAAATCACGTTTACCGAAGCCCTTCCAACTCGCGTGAACAATGACCAGTCGGCCATCGTGGTCATCATGCAGCGGCTGAACGAGCGCGACACATCCGGTATCATCCTTGAAAGAGACCTTGGATATGTCCATCTGTGCCTGCCGATGCGGTTTGAAGCCGACCGCCGATGCGTGACCCCCATATTCACCGACCCGCGCACAGAGGACGGCCAGCTGCTTTTTCCAGAGCGGTTTAGCAATGTCACGGTGACAGAGCTTGAGCGGTCACTTGGCTCATACGCGTCTGCCGGCCAGCTACAGCAACGCCCTGCCCCGCGTGGGGGTGGCCTGTTCAAAGAGACATGGTGGAGGTTTTACGACACGCTGCCTGAGCTTGCATGGCGGGCAATATACGTTGACACGGCGCAAAAGACAGGCAACGCCAACGACTACAGCGTCATGCAGTGCTGGGGGCGTGCAAAGACTGGGCAGGCGTATCTCATCGACCAAGTGCGCGGCAAATGGGAAGCCCCAGAGCTACTGACCCATGCGCGGGCGTTCTGGAACAAGCACCGCGCCCAGACGTGTGGCGTGTTGCGTGCTATGAAAATCGAGGATAAAGTCAGCGGCACTGGCCTTATCCAGACTTTGCGCCGTGAAGGCATGCCCGTCATCGACATCCAGCGCGACAAAGACAAGATGACCCGCGCCATGGACGCCATCCCGACCATCGAGAGCGGCAACGTGTATCTGCCGCGCAATGCGGAGTGGTTGTCGGAGTATCTGAAAGAGTTCAGCCAGTTCCCGAATGGCCGCCACGATGACCAAGTAGACCCGACATGTGACGCCATCACCGACATGACATCCAAGGTGGGTATTCTTGATTTTATCTAGCCATCGGTGTATCGTGTCATAAATCAGGGAGCGCACGCATGGCAAAGAGACCGAAGAAACCAACCACATCTGCACCATCCAGCGCGACTCCCGTGCAAAACAGTCTGACCGAGTTCAGCCAAAACCTCATGGGCAGCCCGTTCAACACGCCGCAGATATCCAAAAGCAACACGCTGTTTAAAAATAACCGCTGGTACCTAATCAGCAATTTCCGGCAGCTGTTGTCTGAGCTATACGTTGAACACGGCATCATCCAGACCCTCATCGACCAGCCCGTTGACGATGCTTTCCGCTCCGGCTTTGAAATCAAGACCGGCGCACTGGATGGAGAGGACATTGAGAACATTGAGGCATGGATTGAGCAGACAGACGCAATGACTGCTCTCAAGTCTGCGATGAAGTGGGCGCGTCTGTATGGCGGCGGTGCTGTACTCATCCTGACCGACCAAGACCCCGAGCTGCCGTTCTCTGTGGACACTCTCAAAAAAGGCGATAAGGTCGAGTTCCGCGCGGTTGATATGTGGGAGCTATATTACACCTATGTCGGAAAGACCAACCTCACCATCGACAGCGGAGATGTTGAGCGTGTCGATAGCAGCATCGACAACTGCTACGACTATTACGGCCACAAAATCCACCGCAGCCGTGTCCTTCGCATTGAAGGCCGACAAGCACCGTCATTCGTGCGCCCTCGCCTGCGTGGATGGGGCATGTCAGAGGTCGAGCGTGTCGTGCGTTCATTCAACCAGTATCTTAAAAACCAAGACGTTGTATTCGAGCTTCTGGACGAGGCGAAGATTGACGTCTACAAAATCGAGGGCTTCAACACTGCGCTCATGACCAGCGCAGGCAGCAATCAGGTTTCAAGCCGCGTTCAGATTGCCAACACGCTGAAGAATTACCTCAATGCCATCACCATGGATACGGGTGACGACTATGAGCAGAAGCAGATGTCTTTTGCCGGACTTGGGGAGATGCTCATCCAGATACGTCAGGGCATTGCGTCAGACCTCAAAATCCCCGTGACCAAGCTATTCGGCGTATCGTCTGCTGGCTTCAACTCTGGCGAAGATGACATCGAGAATTACAACTCCATGCTTGAGGGCGAGATACGCTCGAAGTGCAAGCGGTTTATCGTGGAAATCCTGCGTATTGCCATGCAGGTGAATTTCGGCATTGCGCCAGATGATTTGAAAATCACGTTCAACCCATTGCGCATTCTGTCTGCCGAGGGTGAAGAAACGGTCAAAGACAGAAAGTTCCGCAGACTGCACGAATCCTACCTGTCCGGCGCAATTGATCGCAAGACATGGGCGCAGGGTATCAACAAAGGCTCACTGCTACCTGTCGAGGTGGATGAAAACGCCGAAGCACTGCCGCCGCTCAGTGTCTCCCCGTCCCCAGAAGGTGGGCAGTATTAATGCGCACCATGCGGCCAATGCCGTTGAAAGAGGCGTACTATCTCCCCATCATGCGCGAGATATCCGCCATCTTTTACGATGTGCTGTACAAGCCGCTGATTGAGGACGTGCGAGAGTATTCAAGCGTCAAGGTATCACTGTCCAACGCGGCTGACCCATTGGCCGATGCGCTGGCATCTGGCCGCGTGTGGTATGAGGATGGCGCGTTCCGTGGCAACTTCAACGCAGCCATCAGCCGCAAGCTCCGGTCAATGGGTGCGGTGTATGATGCGCGCAGCAAGTCATGGCGGATTGAGCAAGGCAAGGTGTCCGTCACCTACTCCGCGTCCATGGCCGCAGCACAGGCACGATACACCGCCCTGCAACAAAAAATGCTGATGACTATTGACCAGATGGGCATTAACTCGGTCGATGTGGTGGCGCGCGCAAAGGATAAATACCGACAGACAATCGAGTGGATTGGTGATGATTGGGATAAGGCCATCAAGGGCGTGACCATCTCGCCCAAGCTGACCGATGAAGGAGAGCAGGCGTTTGCCGAGCGTTATGCCAATGACTTGAGCAAGTTCATCAAGGGGTGGACGGACGAGGAAATTCTTAAATTGCGAAATTTGGTTGCGGAGAACAAAGGACGCCGCGCCGAGAGTTTGGCGAAAATCATCGAAGATAGATACCCCGTCTCTCGGCGCAAGGCGAAATTCCTCGCGCGCCAAGAGACAACCCTGATGATGTCGGAGTATAAAATCCAGCGCGGCAAGATGGCCGGCTCACCCGGCTACATCTGGCGCGGGGCAATGGACGAGCGCGAACGCAACAGCCATCGCGCACTTGAGGGTAAATTCATATCATGGGATAATCCCCCTGTTGTCGAGCCAAACGGTCGTCGCGCCCATGCAGGCGAGGACTTCGGATGCAGATGCACCATGGTCATAACTTTCAAAACAGAGGACGAGAAATGATGGAAGCGACTATCCAGTGGGCATTGGCGCGACTTCTCAAGGCATCCGATGACAAGTTTTATGGCTCTGTGACCATCACATTCCAGAACGGCAAGGCGCATACCATCCGCGTCGAGGAGAGCGAGGTATTCAGACCGCTTGACACCTGAGCCATAATCAGATTATGATTTGCAAGGAATTGAAAAAATCAATCCGCGCGGCCTTTGGTCACGCGGATTTTTTATTTGGGGAAACCGCTTGCAAAACAGCGTCACGAAATTTCCAGAGCTTTACGTCTGCAATCACTTGCAGGCGGGTCTCTGTGGATATTCAAACGAGACCATCCTGCTGTCTCAAGACGCAATGGCGCGCATGGCTCCGACCTTCAACGGCAAGCCCGTCTACATCCTGCACCAAGATGTCGAGTTCGACAAAATGAAGCAGGACGCGGTTGGCTATGTGGCTGACACATGGCTGGCGGGCGATGGCTGGCTTTGGTCGCGCATTATCATCACCGATGACGAGGCGCACAAGGTCATTGCAGAGGGCTATTCCGTCTCCAACGCCTACAACCCGACCGAGTTTAAGGGGGGCGGCATGCACCACAATCTGCCCTACACCCGCGAGATTATGAACGGCGAGTTCACGCACCTTGCCCTTGTGCCAGACCCCCGATACGAAGATGCCAAAGTCTATACGCTTGAGGAATATCAGGCGCGCAATACCACGCTCATGAATAGTCTTGAGCCGAAACCACCCGCAAACCAACCCGCAAAGAAAGGCAATTTCATGCTTAAGTTCTTCAAAAACCAAAAGACGGAAGTAGATGCTTCCGAAGCCGATATCGTTGAATACACCAACGCAAAAGGCGAAACCGTCACCCGCTCCCTGTCTGAAATGGTGAACGCCGTTGAGGAAAAGGAAAAGGCAAACAAGGCCATGAAAAACAAAGTCATGGTCAACGGTGAAGAAATGACCGTTGCTGACCTCGTGAAAAAATACGAGGAGATGGAGAACGAAGACAAGGACGACAAGGACGCCGACAAAGAAAACGAAGGCGATGAAGACCAAGACGATGCTGACGCCGAAGCCGAGGAGCGCGAAGAAGAAGAAAAGAAAAACGCCAAAGCCAAAGCAGACGCAATCCGCAATGCTGCCGGCAATGCCCCTTCTCGTACTGTCGTCATCGAGACACGCACAACCCAGCTGAACCGAGGCAAGTCGGTTTACGGCACGAAAAAGTAACCCTTAGAAAGGACACATGACAATGGCTCTCAATTCCAACCAGTTTTCCCAGACCGAAGTCGTAGGTACGCTCGACCTGCAAAACAGCGCGCAGAACGTACAAACGGCTGTTGTCGGTTCTGGCCAAGCAACGCCACTTGTTGCCGGTCAGCCGGTGACGCTCGTTGACAGCTCCACGCCCATCCCCGCCGTTATCGCCGCCACCATTTCCGATGTGGCATACGGTGCGGTTGTGCGCTCGCTGAAGAACCCTGACTTCCCCGCAGGCCAGCCGCTTGAGATTGCGCGTGTCGGCACGGTCATTTATCTGGAAGCATCCGCAGCCATCGCGCGCGGTGCAAACGTCCAGTATGACCCCGCTACGCACAAGATTGCCACCAAGACAAGCACCAACGCTATTCTGGGTCAGGCATACGACAAGGCACTGGCAGACGGCGACCTTATCCGCGTGACCATTAACCCCGCATCCGGCGCATAACCTAGAAAGGACATATCGCAATGGCTTACAAAACCGAAGTACGCAACGGCAAGGGCGAGGTGGTTAAACTCACCCCGCAGGAGCAGATTGTTGCATCCCAGCTTCAAAACGAATACGACACCAAGTATGCGCCGCGCCTGTCTGGCACGATGCAGAACGCGCTCGGCTTTGAAGTTGACATCACGACCCTGACACAGGTTCTCAAGTCGGTCACCGAGCAGAAATTCTACGAAGTCAACTTTGCGGATTATCTGCCTGTTGTGGTTGGTGAGGGCGCATGGTCGGCACAAATCATGAAATACCGCTCGTTCGATGCTGCCGATGACTTTGAAACCGGCGTCATCAACACCGGCGCGGGTAATGCACGACTGGCCAGCGTCAGCACGGCGGTCGAGCCTGTCTATACCCCTGTCATCAACTGGGCGAAGGAAATCACCTACAACATCATTGACCTTCAGCAAGCCAGCCGCTCCGGCAACTGGGATCTGGTGACGTCTCTTGAAGGCGCGCGCCTGCGCAACTTCAAGCTCGGCCTGCAAGAGATTGCATTCTGGGGCAGCAAGGTGAACGCAAACGTCAAGGGGCTTCTGACCATGAGCGGCGTGAACAATAACACGTCTATCATCACGAAGAACATCTCCCTGATGAACGCTACCGAGTTCAACGCGTTCGTGGCGACTGTGATGGAAGCATACCGCGCCAATGCAGCCCGCACGGCAATGCCTGCGAAGTTCATTGTTCCGGAAACGGACTACAACGGCCTCATCAGCTTCCCTGATGCTGCATTCCCGCTCAAAACCAAGCTGGAACTGATGCTTGAGGCATTCCGCACCATCACGCGCAACCCGAATTTTGAAATCCTGCCTTCTGCTTATGCAGACCAGTCTCAAAACTCGGCTGTTGCCGGCTTGAACGTCAACCGCTATGTGCTGCTGACGGATGATGCTGACAGCGTGCGCATGGATATTCCGGTTGACTACACCAACACCATGCAAAACACTCTCAACGGCTTCACGTTCCAGAACGTGGGCTATGCACAGTACACGGGCGCGGTTGCATACCGCCCGCGTGAGGTGCTATACTTTAGCCATACGAACGCATCGTAACAGCTTCATCTGGCGAGGTGAGAAATCGGCGGGCGTAAAAAACCCGCCGATTTTTTTATGACCATATACACAGGGCAGGACGCAACATGGATTTGAACAGCATCACCCCGGCAGACTTCAAAGCCCAGTTTCCGCGCGGCTTCCCTTATCTTCCGACATACGACAATACCGAGCTATATAACGCAGGCGACCGTGTTTATTACGCCACAACCAAGCTGTTTTATGAATGCACCCAGAATGGCACGACCGGAGAGCTGCCGACTGACATTGACTTCTGGACGGTACTGAGCGGCCTGTCTGTGGATGACTATGTACAAGACAGCGACATCGAGGCGGCATTTGCAGAGGCAAAAGTCACGTTCAACCAAGGGCTGTTTGGCGATGATACAGAGATACGCCTTGGCTATCTGTATCTGACGGCGCATTTCCTCGTCAACGACCTGAAAACATCACGCGGCGGCATATTCGCAGCATCCATTGCCGGGCTGATGACATCGCGCTCGGTCGGCAACGTGTCGGAGGGATATAGCGTGCCCGAGGCGTATATGAAAGACCCTACCCTGTCATTCTATGCGCAATCTGCATACGGCATGAAATACCTCGCCATGGTTGTGCCGCGTCTGCGTGGTAACATGGTTGTTGTGCGCGGGGCAACGCTGCCATGACGCAAAACACCGTCACCGCTGACCTGAGCGACCTCAATGAGTTCCTTGACAGCGTGGGGCGTGAATATGCGGTCAAGGTCGGTCTCGTTGGTTCAAAGGGCAGCGAGGAACACGAAGGCAGCGATGACATGGACAACGCCGCCATTGGCCTTATTCAAGAGTTTGGCTCTGTGACGAACAACATCCCGCCGCGCTCTTTCCTGCGTATGCCGCTTGAGGAAAAGCAGGCCGACATCATAAGCGAGATGCAAGAGTACATAGATGCAGAGGGCGGCGCGCAGGCAGTCGGCAAGGGGTTTTATGAGCGGCTGGGCGTGGCTGCTGTTGCGGCCATTCAAGATGCGTTCTCATCTGGCGGCTTCGGTCAATGGCCGCCAAACACTGACGAGACCGCCGCGAAAAAAGGCTCAAGCGCGCCGTTGATTGACACGGGACAACTGCGCCGCTCGGTTGATTATGAAGTTGTCAGAAACAAAGAGGTATAACCATGCCAGTGCCGCCCCTTAATTTGCAAAACGGTATGCCGCAGATGTCGGCTGCGTTCTCCGGCTGGACTGTGCCGATGACGTGGGCACTTATCACGCAGACGGTTGTTAATGGCTTCCCTGTTGATACCGAGACCACATACACCATTGAAGGGGTATTCCAACCATTGAGCGCGGAGGAAATCCAGCTTAAGCCGGATGCGCAATGGTCATGGCCTTGGTACATGCTGCACATTGTCGGCAAGTCGCAGCCATTCAGGACGAATGACCGCATAAAGTTCAACGGCCTCGTTTACAAGGTCATGGGCAAGAAAGACTACAGCCTCAACAACTACTCGCAGCTTGACCTTGTGGAGGATTATCAGCCTAATGCTGGTTAATGTGTTTTGCAAAAATAAGGGCTGGCTGTTCGAGGACTTGAAACAGCACATGGCGCGGCACGGTGCTGTTGCGTCTGACACGCCTATGACTGATGCAGACGCGTGGATATGCCTGCGCGACACCGAGGCGCATACTGTGCCCGACCGCAGCCGCACGTTGGTTCAGTGCCACCACATGAATGACTTCAACCATACTGACTACGGCATGGTGAGTTTCTGCCATCCCGCGCAAGAGAGGCAATATCGCGCCATGCATGGTGACAGTCAGCCGTCATTCACGCTGCCC